TCGACCAAAAAATAATTTATTTTTTTCCTTGAGCCGTCTGACGGCTGGTGGTAGAAACACCACCCAGATGCAAGGAGTGACCCGCAAAACCATCTCGTTTCCCTCGCAGCTTGCGAAGGAGATTGCGACTTTAGCCGCAGACGAGCACCGCGATTTTAGCAAGCAAGTCGTTGCGATTTGTGAGGCTCTTTTTTTTGACCCAAGCCGTCAGACGGCTCGCAGCAAGAAGGACAAAAAATGAGCACGACCGACTTCATTATCCGCCCGGAGGAGGCCGCAGCCATGACGGGATACAGCGTCTACATGATCCGCCGCTTTTGCCATCGCGGCGAGTTTTCGGCGTGTATGCCACGCGGCAAGCGCGGCGGGTGGGAAATTCTCAAACCAAGTTTCGAAGCGTGGTGGCAAAGCAAACGCGCTTCATCAGCAAACAGAAAATAAACACACATGGACTACACAACGGTAATACTCGGAACCACGGCCCTCGCCGCCCTCGTCGGCCTCGCGTGGATGGGTGGCTACGAACTCGGACAAGCAAGCGCCAAGCCGCGCCGGGCCACGGTGGCCGAACTAATCAACGAACTCCCACCTCGCCGCCCGAAGTCGGCGAAGAACAAGCGCAAGGCAGCACGGAAGGCGGTGCGCGCATGAGCATCCGCCCCACCGTCATCGACAACAACGGAAGCGCCCCGTGCATCCCGCAGCTTGCGCTTCTCGGCGCGATGCGCGCTGCCGCCGAAGGCCGCGAGCCAACGCTGCGCGTTCGCATCAGCAAGGCTCTCGCTGAACTCCGCAAGAAGCTCGCCAAATGACTCCGACGCCCCCCGACAGCGCTATTGGAGCAATGGCGGTTCTGACCGCAATCGCCGTGCTGCTGGTTCTGGTCGCTGATTGGCTTGCCAGCCTCATCCGATGAACGAAGAAGGCATCACAAAAGGTTTTGTCGAGTGTGCGTGGGCCATCCTCGAGCAGGCCGGCGAGGATCTTGCCACGCTTTGCCGGTGGGGGATCATCACGCCAACGGGCCGCTGTATGCCGTGGCCGCGCTGTATGCGCCGCAACCCGGATGGATCGCTACAGCATCAGTTTTATCCCGTTTCAACGATGGAGGGGCCGAGCGATCACGCTTTGCTCAAGGAGTTCTACAACAACTCGGAGCAGGGCCAGGTGTGGGCGGATCTTGTCGGCTACAAAATGCCGATGCGTGACGTGTGGAGGCAGACTTTGAAGCACAACTGCGGGAGGCAGCCGTGAGCTACGAAATGGAGATGGAGGATTTTGCCAGGGCAAAAGATGCCGAGATCACGGCACTGCGCGAGGAGTTGCAGCTTGCCCGCTACAACGTGGAGCGCCTCGAGGCCGAAGTGTCGGATCTTTACCGCGCTGCCCAGGCGGCGACCCGCGACAACGTCGAACTGCGGAAGCGGCTTCAAGCCTGGGCCGACGAAGCGGATGCCGAGATCCAACTGGCGAAACTGCGGCGGGCCGAAGCGGAGGCTTGCGAGCTATGAATTTGTGCAACGCACAAGCGGCGTCTTGTAGGGAAGACAACAACAGCGGGGGCGGTGGCACCTTGCGCGGTGCGTTTGATGCCGCCCCCGCTAATTCCCTGACCGTGGGCGCCGTCGGCTTTGGCCCGGCATGGAGCGACGAGCCGAGCCTGCGCGAGCTTTACGATACGGCCTGCGCGTCGATTGTCCGCGCCGAGTGCGAGGCCGACGAATTGCGGGCCGAGGTGGCGATGCTGAAGCAGGCCATGCTGCTGCTCGCGCAGGAGCGGGACGATGCCAGGTCGCGTGTGAAGGTTTTGTCGAAGTGTTGGAGGGAAGCGGAAGAGGAGCGCGACGAGGCGCGGGTTCAATATCGATCGACTCATGCGCTGGCCGAATCGCTGGTCAAAACCATTGGCGAACTTAAGTCCGAGCGTGTCGAAATGAAGGCGACGATCAACACCTACCGCGACGAGGCTTGCCGCGAATCGTGCCGCGACAAGGCGGCGGCGGATGGAGGGTGGGCGAATATATGAGCCGCGCACAAAGAGAGAAGGGCAAGAGGGGCGAGCGTCTTTGGCGTGATGTGCTGCGGATGTTCGGCTTCGAGGCCGAGCGTGCTGGCTACAAGCAGGCGCACCTGGGCAGCGGTGGCGCGGATGTGGAGGACAACTCGGGGCTGTGGTGGGAGGTCAAGTTTGTCGAGGCGCTCAACGTGCGTCGGGCCTACGAGCAGGCGGCCGCGGCTTGTCCGATCGGCGTGCCGCCGGCCGTGGCGCACAAGACCTCGAGCAAGCCTTGGCTGGTGACGATGGCCGGTGAGGATTTTTTGGCACTTTTGCGGAAGCTACGCGAAGCCGAGCGGCTCGCGGCAACCGAAAACAGCGGGACGCCTGGTGCGCCGGATCGCTGAACAACTAAGCACCATAAGGAGAAGAAGAACACACATGGCTAAGATACCACAATCAACGGGCAGCGGCCTCGGCGCGCTGGGGGAACCGCCACCGGCAGGAACATACCTCGCGGTGTGCGTGGACGTGATCGACAGCTACGGCGTCGACCGCCCGAAATACCAGAGCGAGGAGATGGAGAAGGTGGACGTGACGCGCTTTGTCTTCGGCGTGAAGACGAAGAGCGGCGCCCTACACAAGCTCGCCACGCGGGAAATGAAGATCACCGGCGGGCCGAAGGCCAACCTGACCAAGTTTCTCAAAGCCTGGACGGGCGAGAATCCCAAGCCCGGCATGGACACTGAGGAGCTGAAGTGCAAGGGCGCGCAGATCACGGTGACGGCCGAAGAGAGCAGGAACGGCAAGACCTACAACAACATCACCGGCATCGCGCCGGTCATGGATGGCCTCGAGGACAAGGTGCCGAAGGCGGAAGCGTTTGCTTCGGTCGGCGGATCGCCGGCCAAGTCGGATGATTCGGACTTGGAATTTCTCGGGCCGGTCAAAGACAGCAACGATCCGTTCTGAGGAAATACCGATGAACTCAACACTCGAAACGATCACGCCAGAAATTGCCGAGCAACTTCTGCTGAAGAACACTCGCAATCGTCAGGTCATCCGCAATCACGTCATCGGATTAGCGGAAGAAATGAAGGCCGGAAGATGGAAGGTCAACGGAGACACGATTTGCCTTAATGGAGACGTGCTCATCGACGGCCAGCACCGCCTTTTGGCTGTGGTTGAGTCCAAGGTCGCAATAACAACATGGGTTGTTCGTGGCGTAGCATCTGACGTGTTCGACACGAAAGATGTTGGCCGTCGCCGAAGCGCAGCGGACACGCTTTCAGTTCATGGCGAGGTTAATTGCCGCAACTTGGCTGCGTGCTTGATTTTCATTGACCGGTATTTCACTGGTCGCCTTGAAAATCGCGGACACCGTTACAGTAATTCAGAGGTTGAAGAGTTGCTGAGAAAGTATCCCGAGGCGCGTTATGCAGCACAGCAGTGTGGTCGCAATGGACTATTGCCTCCAAGCGTGCATCGTGGGTTGATCTACTTGTTTTCACAGGTAGACCAAGAGCAGGCCGCCAAGTTCATGGAGGATACCATGAACGGCGTAAATCTAAGCAGCGATGACCCTGTGTATCGGTTGCGCGAGCGACTGGTTCAAAACTCGTTGAGCAAAGCAAAGCTAAGTGTTGCAGAAATTGCGGCACTTTGCATCAAGGCCTGGAACTTCCGCAGGTCCGGCAAAAGCTGTCGCACTCTTAAATGGTGCAGCAGCGGACCGACCAAAGAGACGTTTCCAATTATAGCCGACTAAAAATCAGGGGCGGGGAGGCAACGCGGCCAACTTTCGACGGGAAGCCGCAGCCCCTCCGCCCCGCAACCCTTGCGATTGCGATGGCTATCCTAACGAAGCCCAGCCTGGGCTCAAGTCACTGGTATTCCTTGGACGGCAAGCCGTGCCACACGGTGCCGAACAAGGACGGAGATGGAACACGCGCCACGACCATTCGTGATGCGCGCAAGATGGGGCTCTTGCCGTCGGTCACGACGATCATCGGCATCCTCGACAAACCGCAGCTCACGAAGTGGAAGATGCGCGAGGCTGCCAAGGCGGCGCTGAGTGTGCCACCACCGCAGGGAGAGGAACCGCTGGATCGGTTTGCCGATCGGGCCATCGAACACGCGATGAGCCAAGTGGGAGAAGCGGCCGACCTCGGCAGCCGGATTCACACGGCGATCGAGAATCTCATGCGCGGCAGCGCGGAGGAAGCGCCGGCCGAGCTTATCCCCTACGTCAAACCCGTCATCACCTGGATGCGGGAGAAGGGTATCCGCGTGACGCACTCGGAGATTGTCCTGGTCAATCCGATCCACGGCTTTGCCGGGCGGGTGGACAGTCTCTTCACCTGGGGGCCGGTGGATGCGCCGAATATGGGGATCTTGGATTTTAAGACCAAGAAGACGAAGCCCGACGAGAAGGTCGAAGCCTATGACGAGCACACGCTGCAACTCGCGGCCTACGCGGCGACGCATTACGGGGCCGAGTATCTCGACCGCGTGCTGGCGGCGAATCTCTTCATCTCGAGCACCGAACCCGGGCGCCTCGAGGTGGTGAAGCACGACAAGGCGCGGCTGGTGGAGGCTTACCACGCTTTCTGCCAGATGTGCGCGGTGTGGCGCTTTCGCAAGGGGTATGATCCGAGGCCGGAGCAATACAGGGAGAGGAGGGCGGCGTGAGTTATCACGAAACTGCAATTCTGGCAAACATTGCCCTAGGAAATTGTTCAGAAGGACGCTCCGCACGACAACCGAGCGGAAACAGCGACTTTGATGAAGTTGTGGATAGATGGTTTGCCTATCAAGAAAAACAAAGGCGCGAGATGGCTGCCATTTGGGAATCTGTGCCCAAAGATTCTTTGGTCGATTTCCTGCGGATGTGCGCCAAGTCGGCGCTGCTGAAAATTGACGACACTTACCATAATGGCGCGGGGGGTCGGTCGCACTGGACTTCAATATCAAACAGATTTGCCGATATTGTTGAGAATAAACTTGAGTTGCTTCAAAGAGTCTGCGCGGCAACGCCACAAGATATTAAAAAGGTCATTGAGTTGCGTGATGAAATATCTCGACTTGACCAACTGCGCGCAGAATGGAGGAAGCGTGTTGCCGACGAGCTAAAAGCGGCGAATAGAAAGAAAAAGAACGCGCTTTGTGAGTTTAGGAGGATTCGCCGCGAGTTGGTTCAGCTGTCAGCAAGGGTTAACCATTATGCTGGAGGCGAAATTCAAAAGTTTGGTTTTCCCCCTATCCCAGAGGAGACCATTCCATTTGATGGCGATGGAACAGGATTGCCAGCGGCATCTGGCGTATATTTTGCGTGGCGCAATGGCATTGTTGAGTATGTCGGAAGGTCGGTAAATCTTAACGCAAGGTGCAGATCGTCTCATCATGCTCTCTGCTGCGGGGATGCGCTTTCTTATGTTCACATTACAAAAAGCGACCTTAATTTTGCTGAATATTTTTACATCGGCGTATTAAGGCCGGTCCGCAATTTCGGCAACGGTTGGAAAGGGCAACTATGATTGCCTCCCAACCCACCATCGACAGCGCCATCCTGCGTCTCGCCAAAGAGCGCAACGAGGCGCGCAATCTCGCCAAGCAGTTGTTCTGGGCCTTGCCGGCCGGCGGCGGGCACATGGACGAGCAGTCGGTCAATGCGGCTTACTACTCGTTCATCAAAGCGAGCCGGGAGTGGAAGGAGGGCGGCCATGAGTGAGTGGATACCGGCCGACAAGGAACTACCCAGCAACCCGCGCTGCGTGCTGGCGACGGACATGGAGTGCCATTTTATTGCGATCAACGAGGATCGCATAGATGGCGCTTTGGGTCGTTACCAATGGAGCAACGCGCACACGGGTGACGAGATCGACAGCGTCATCACGCATTGGATGGAACTGCCGGAGGTGCCCGTCGTATGAGCCTCTCGATCCGCCGAAACAAGAACCCGAACCATCACCTGTGGCTTAACAACGGCTCGTGGTGGCTGAACGTCACGGAACACCGCGAGGACTACACCAAGCAGCGCATCCGCCGGCCGCTCGGCACGAAGGACGTGAACCAGGCGCGGCTGTTGCGGGATGAGTTGTTGGCCAACTGGAATGCGAAGGAGGCGGCGTAATGGAACAGACCGAAACCATAACCGGGGAACATTGCTGCGTTATGGGAGGCACATTTGTTGGCTTTCGTTGGCTTCGGGATAAAAGCCTGCCGGGTTATTTCCACGACGATCTGCAACAAGGGCGCGCTTGCTTAGAATGCGGCAAGGTGCATTGGAGCAATGTGCCGATTGTGGAGGAAGGGAGCGAGGAGTGACCGACAGCAAATTCCTAGCCTGGTGCCGCAACCCGAACAAGCGCAAGCGGCAGGCGTCCAGCTTGCACGGGCAGATTTATGCCTGGGCCTGTATGCTGCGGGATGACGGCATCGGCCACGCCCGCGCCTATCACATCATCCGGCGGATGGTGGACGCGGTGCGGGAGGATAACGGCGGGCGGTTCACGCCTGACCGCGAGATCCTGTCGGCCATCCAATATGCGTATGAAGTGACGCCGAGCACGGGAACGGCCCGGGTGCGGCCGTGGCCGGTGCCGAATAAGACTTTGCAGGCAGAGTGCCGCCGGCTGTCCAAACGGCGGGAGTGGTCGCTGGAGAAGCTGCGGGAGGCGTCGGCGCTGGATGCTGCGGAGATGGAAAAGACCGCGCCTGAGTGGTTCCTTGGCTCATTGTTGGGCGGCAGCGAGGCGCTTGCCTGCGTGGGGCTTGGGGTGGCGAAGTTCGAGACGGCGGCGATGTCGGCTTTTGCCGGGCAGTTGCGGATGTGGGAGTTCGTCGTGCCGAACGCGATGTCGGCCCTCGAGGGCAAGCGCAAGTCGGACGGCGAACTTTCCGCGCACACCCTGGACAACACGGGGCCGCGACAGAACATCGTGGTGGAGTTTGATGACGGTGCCACGCCTGACGAGCAGGCGGCTCGGCATATCTGGCTCTCGGAGTTCCGCGATCTGCGGATGGTGGTCTTCAGCGGCAGCAAGTCGCTGCATGGCTGGTATCGGGCGACCGATGAGGCCAGTGACCGGAAATTTATGGAGGAGGCCGTCCGCCTGGGCGGCGACCCGAAGACATGGCTCAAGTCGCAGTTCGTGCGGATGCCGAACGGGCAGCGGGAGAACGGGACAATTCAACGAGTGGAGTTTTTTGACGCATGAGAAATGTTCACAAAGCACAGCCGGCGGGCTTTCAAGCCTTCAAGGAAACCGAACACATGGACGCGGCGGGCGAGCCGGCCAACGTCCACAAGCTCGAGGTGGCGGATGACGCGCCGGATTCGGATGCGTTGCCGCCTTGGCTCAAGGGCAACGAGCTTTTCGCGCTGAAGGCACAGACCCCGGGGCTACTCATCTGCGGGCCGGATGGCGGCGAGGAGGGGGCCATTCTGAGGCAACGGCGGAAGCTGGTGATCGGCGGTTCGTCCAAGATGGGCAAGACGTGGACGCTGCTCGATCTGGCGCTGGCCGTGGCCTCGGGGGGCTATTGGCTAGGCAAGTTCAAGTGCGAGCAAGGGGCGGTGCTCTATGTGAACCTCGAGCTCGATGGCTCGACGGCCGCGCGCCGCGCCGAGTGGATCGCCACGTTTCGCGGGATCGCGGAGGATGACCGGCTGCCGGCCGAGGTGCATGAGCGGTTCCTGACGTGGAATCTGCGGGGCAAGTGCTACGACCTGACGATCATGCTGTCGGCGGCGCGCAAACGCCTGGCAGAAGTCCCGGGCGGGCTGCGGCTGATCGTGCTGGACCCGATTTACAAGACCTACGGCGGGCGGGACGAGAACGCGGCCGGCGACATGGCCGGGCTGATGCTCGAGCTCGAGCAGTTTGCCGACGAGTGCGGGGCGGCGATTGCCTTTGCCGCGCACTTCAGCAAGGGCAACCAGGCGGGCAAGGAGGCGATGGACCGGATCTCGGGCAGCGGCGTCATGGCGCGCGACCCGGATGCCATCGTGACCTTCACGCCGCACGAGGAGGAGAATTGCTTTGTGCTGGAGGCGAGCTTGCGGGAGTTCGCGCCGATCCCGTCCACGGTCTTTGAGTGGGCCGCCCCGGTGCTCAACCCGCGCGATGAGCTCGACCCGGGCAAGCTGCGGCAGGCGGGCAAGGCGGCGATCAGCAAGGCGCCCGAGCGGGCCGAGGCTGTGCGAGCGGCGCTGGCGGCCAATGGTGGCAGTTTGCCGCGCAAGTCGGCCATCACGGCGGCGATCAAGGCCGGTGGCAAGTTCCCGACCGACGGCATGGTCAGGGCTTGGCAGGCGTCGATTGATCGGCAGCCGCAGACATTGGCCGAGGTGGGCGTTGAGGCCGTGGAAACTGGCCCGAATCAGAGCCCGATTTGGCGGCTGAAGACGGCCGATAGCAAAGGATCAAATGACCCGTTTTGAGACACTTTTGCCCGCATACACACCCTTAAGGAGAGTGTGTATGTATGCGAGCGCCCGAAAGACCAAGGACGGACGTGCCTTACGTCCCGTCCGCCCAAGGTCTGAAGGGGCAATCGCACAACCGACCAACAGACCATGAAAAAAAGGAAAATGAGACTGGCCGAACTACGAACAGGCCGACCCATCTTGAGCTATGGCCACCCGGCCGAATGGCTGATCGCGGCCGTGGGCCAAGAGGCGGCTGATGCGGCTGTTCTTTTTGAGGCCAAGTCGGTTGAGACTTGGCCTGATGGGGTGGTGCTGCGGTTGGTTGAGGGGAGGGCGGCTTGAGCGAATCCAAGCACTACCTACCGAATGGCGCCAAAGCGATTTACCCGACGCTGGCAAAAGCCATCGCGGCCCGATGCAAGGTGGCGCGGCAACGCGGTGATCGGTGGCGCTCTCAGCTACGCATTTACCGGGTGGCGAAGGGATGGTGCTTAACGAAAATGACGAAGGGGCAACTGCTATGATTGACATGAAGAAGGCGCAAAGCATGGGAGGCGACCCCGCAGACCGAAAAGAGGCCAGCTATTGGCCGACACACGAGGACAGCGTGGAAGACGTGTGGGCCGACGAATGGCTGGAGATGTGCCGGGCCTCGGAGGTGAAGGTTTGCCCGGATGCCGTGAGCCACGGAAAGGCGGCCCTTACGAAGACGCTCAAGACCAGCGACAAGGACGGGCATAGGCTGGCGCAGCGGGAGGCCATCGTGCGCTTTCTGCAACAGGCGCGGGAGGTATCGGCCTGTCCTGATCTGCAATACTTCGTCGCTACCTGGCAGGCGGCTTTTGAACTGGAAGACAAGGACGAGGACAAGACGCAGACCAGTATTGCCAAGCAGTTCGGCGTCACACGGGCGGCGGTCAGCAAAAGAGTCGTGGAGATACGGAAAGCGGCTAACCCAGCGACCATTGCCCGAAGCCAGAAGAGCATCGAGGCCAGAAAGACTTATGCGTTGCGCCAACTGATCGTTGGTCAGACGCGAACCAAGATAAACCTAACAACAACACAGAAGGAGACGGCAGACATATGGGCACAGAACTAACAACAGCAGTCAGCGTGGAGCAGTTGCGCGCATTGGCCGAACGCATACGCGAGGCCAAGGTCAGCGCAATCAAGGAAATGAAGACGGCCATCGAGGCCATGCACGAGGAGGGCACGCTCTTGGTGCAGGCAGAGATGGAGCTAGGTGCGGCCTTTGATGGCTGGGTGGATGGGCTGGCTGATCATGGCGTTGACCCGATGCAGGCGCGCTATTGCATGAAGGTGGCTAAGAAATACAAAGAGGTGAAGAGCCTGTTTGCTGATCCGAGTGCAGCCAAGCAGATGGTCTTGCAGAACTTTGCGCCACCGTCAGCGCCTAAGGCTGAGACAGAGCGCGTGGCCGATGTGCCTGCTTACACGATCACGGTGCGCTTCAACATTGACCCGATGGATGCGGCTTTTCCGCGTGCGCGGTTCTTGGCTGAACCTCAAGTGCGGTCGCTCATACAGGCGGTGCAGGAGCTTGAGGGCTAAAAGTAACCAACGATCACAGACAGCAGAGCCAACACAAAAGCAGCAACCAAGACTGCCCCAATCAAATGCACGGGGTCTTTCAGAGACATTTGATTGTCTGGCTTAAAGGCGTGACCGCAATGCGGACAGGCTTTTGCTTTCTTGGACACCGATTGCTTGCACGAAGGGCACGGGAACAGGTTCATGCTCCACAGCATAGCACACCCGCCCCCCGTTCGGGAGTCTTCTACGGGCATTAGACGCAAGTGCCCGAACCAGACCGATAAATTTCTGCGAGCTATAAGCTGACAACAATGCTTATAGCTTATGAGTCAGACAGAACTTGCGAAGGCGCTTGGTATCAGCCAGCCCGCCGTTGCTCAGTTGGTAAAGAAGGGGATGCCCACGGGCAGCGTCGAGGAGGCGCAAAGCTGGCGCACGGCCAATGTGGGCCAGAAGCGAGGGCGCAGAGTTAGCCAGCCGACAACACCCATCGGCCTCTCCGCCCTGCCCGAACTGCCCGACGATCTCGCCGTCACCGACAAACTTCGCCGCATAGCGGTCAATGACTTTGAGCGGGCCAGCACGATCCAAGAGCGCAGCGCCGCCAGCCGCACGGTGAAGGACGCCGAAGAAGCCCACGAGATCCGCAAGCGCGACCTCGTGCGCTCCGAGCAAGAGTCGCAAAACCTCATGCACCGCGACCAAGTGCAGACCGTGATCGCCGAAGAAGTCGGAAAGCTCCGCGCCTTGTTGGAAGCCATGCCGGGCGCCATCGCAATGGCCGCAAACCCTCACGACCCCGAACTGGCCCGCGATGCCGTGGCCGACTACTTGGAGCAAGTCTTCTCGACGTTAAGCAACACAGGCAATGCGCTGCGAGTGGATACCCGATAGCCGCGAGAAGGCGCTGGCAATGTGGCGGGCCCAATGGGTGCCGCATCCGCGCCAAAGCGTGACCGAGTGGGCCGAGGCCAACTTGTCTTTTTCGTCGCGCTTCACATCGTCGCCGGGGCCGTTCCGCGTCCGCAGTTATCCGTATATGCGCGAATGGCTGGACTGCTTCCACCCGGCCAGCGGCGTCCGCTCGATGGCGCTGCTCTGCGGCGCCCAGGTGGCGAAAAGCACAGCCATCCAAGTCGGCATGGCCTACCGCCTCGTCCGTGCCCCAGCCCCCGCGCTGTGGGTGCTTGATACCCAAACCAACGCGCAAAGTTTCAGCGAGTCGCGCTGGCAAGTGATGATTGATGACAACGAGGTGCTGCGCGCCCAACTCCCGCGCAACAAAGACAAGTTCAAGAACCTCGACCAAGCGTTTGCGCGGATGCATCTCTGGTTCATCGGCAGCAACAGCCCCGGCAACTTGGCTGGACGCTCCATCTCGCTCCTCTGCTTGGATGAGGTCGATAAATACAAAACCAAAACCAAGCAGGAAGCCGCCGCCGTGCAGCTTGCTGTGCAGCGCGTGGCGTCCTTCCCGATGCATCTCATCGTGATGACCAGCACCCCCACGACTCAGGAAGGCTCAATCTGGAAGGCATGGCTGGAAGGCGACCAGCGCCGCTTTTGGTTGCCGTGCCCGCATTGCGGCGAGATGACGCTGTTGTCCTGGCCGATGATGAAATGGGACGATGACGCCCGCATTGACCAAAACCAATGGGATCTGAAGCGCGTCCGCGAAACCGCCCGCCTTGAGTGCCCGCATTGCAACGGCCACATCACAGACGCGCTGAAGACCAAGATGCTGCGCGGAGGGGAATGGCGCGCGGAGAACGCCAACGCATTGCCAGGGCATCGCAGCTACCACTTGTCCGCGCTTTATTCAGTTCGCCGCAGCTTCGGCGCGCTGGCCGTGAAATTCCTGCAAGACAAGTCTTCGCTCATGGGCCTGCAAGATTTTGTGAACAGCATCCTCGCCGAGCCGTGGGAAGATGCCATGACCGGCGAATCCCGCCCGCTTACCGTTGGCGAATACGCGCTGCGCGCCGAACCAGAGGAGGGCACCGCGCGAATCATGGCGGTGGACGTGCAGCAGGATCATTTTTACTTCGCCTGTCGCGCTTTCGCCAAAGACGGCAGCAGCAAACTCGTGGACGAAGGCCGACTCACCACCTGGGCCGACTTGGAATTTAAGGTGCAGGAACTTGGCCTCGACCAGCAACGCAACATCGGCGGCACGATGGCAAAGCTCGTGGTGGTGGACTCAGGTTTCCGCACCGACGAGGTGCTGGATGTCTGTCTCCGCAATCGCTACATCCCAGCCAAGGGCGAAGACCGCGCGGACGGCTACGGTGTGAAGTTTGGCAAGACGCTCCGCAAGGCCATCAGTGTGCTCAAGCCGTATCGGCGCGGATATTTCCTTATGCTGTTCTCGTCGCCCGCCGCGCAGGATGTGCTTGAATGGCTGCGCGGCGGCAAAGGCCCGGCGTGGACGGTGGCCGCTGACGCCTCCGAGGAATACAAGGCGCACCTCGATGCCCACCGCAAAGTGGTCAAACGCTCCCCGCTCACGGGGCGCGAGAACTACATCTGGCGGCAGATCGGACGCAGGCCGAACCACATGCTCGATTGCGAACTGATGATTCTGGCGCTGGCCGAATACGGCAACATCATCAAGCCCAAGCTGGACGAGCCCACAGAGTAAAACCCCCAAAATCAAGGGGTTGGCCCGGGGCAAAAATATTTTCAAAAAAAAGTGATTTTTTCGCTTGCATACGCAAGCCGCTTGCGTATCTTGGGGGCATGAGCACAACGCTCCTCCAAGGCCAAGCCGCCCAGCCGATCCAAGTGGGCGACATCGTCGAAAACTTCAGCGCCGTTGTTCGCGTTGATGAAATTCACCCGGAATACGGATTGCGCGTGACCATCGTGCCGTGGGTCAAAAACGGCATCCAGCAAGGTGGCGTTGGCCAACGCTACTACGCAGACGCGACCAAGTGCCGCGTCATCTGCGGGTCAGAGCCCGTCTACAAGCACAAGGATGGGCTTGTTTGTTTTGCCTAACAACCCGCGCGGGGTTCCATCCCCCGCGCAAATCACCGCACACAATGAACATCACCGAAATCGCACACGCTGCCGCAACGTTCAACGCGCAGCACGACTACGATATCGAAGCGGCACTAAGCCTGACCTCGATCATTCTTCGCCACGCGCACATTGTGCAGATTGCGCGGACTAAAGCCGCCGATCCGCAACTGGAGCTTCCGATTGAGCTTGCCGACGATGCCCGCTAACATCGCGGGCGTGAAATGCCCGAACTGCAACAAACCCTTGCCGGCCAGTTTCGTGGACACCCGCGCCACTGGCAGCAAGGGCGGCAAGGTTAAAGGGCCGAGTAAGGCCCGAACAACCGATCAAGCCCGCGCCGCCGTCGAAGCCCGGTGGGCCAAGTATCGCGCCAAGCAAAAGGCCAAGCGCGCCGATTGACACCGCCGCGCGTGAGCAATGTCTCCGCGCTCCTTTGTTTTTTCAGTCTGGGTAGCCAACAACAAAGACGCGACAAAGACAGTCGCGGCGCTTGAGGCCATCGCCTCCAACAACTTCACCGTCGCCAAGGAGGGCGGGCGCGTTCTTGTCAGCGCCAGCATGGGGGGCAAGAGCTACTCCTACTCGCTCCCGCCCGACCAGACCGCAGGCACCGTTGCGGATCTGGCCTTCTACTGTTGGAAGGAAATCAAAGACTTGTCCGCCGCCAACTTGGAACTCTGGCTGACACGCAAGACCAGCAAGACCGCCATCGCGGCCTTCAACTACCCGCTGCACTGATGAAACTCGCCGACCGCTGGAAACTTGTGACCAAAGCCTTCAGCCCGAAGGCGCAAAGCTACGATGCCGCGCGGCCTTCGATTCAGCGTCGATTCCCTTACAACGCCAGCGCAACCGACTCGCACATTGACGTATCCGGCGCCGACCGCGAGCGGCTGATGAAGTTGAGCCGCTGGGTCTATAACAATATGCCTTTTGTCCGTGGGCTGATTTGCGAGAAGGCCCGATACGCCACAGGCACAGGCATCCGCCCGCAGGCCCGAAGCGGCGACGAGGCATGGGACAATGCCGCCGAAACTTTCTTTGAACAATGGAGCCGCGTGGCCGACATCCAAGGCCGATACACTTGGCGCGAGATGCAGCGCATCGCCTCGGTCGCTATCGACCGCGACGGCGAAGTGTTCTTCCGCGCCACCGCGCAATCGACCGGGTATCCCGCGTTGCAACTCATCCTTGCCCACCGCATCGGCGATGCCCGCTCCTCGATCTACGAGCCGAGCAACCCGACCGCCCGCGAAGGCGCGCAGAACATTATCGACGGCGTGGTGGTCAATCCGCAGCTACGCCCGATCTTCTACCGCCATTTGGTTGGCGATGGCGTTGACCCCGCGCAGCGTTTTGAGGACATCCCGGCACAGCAACTCATCCACGTTGGCGAGGCCAGCCAGGGCGACGAACTGCGTTACGTCACGCCGCTCGCCCCGTCCATCAACCACCTCCGCGATGTGTCGGACGCCATCAGCTTTGAGAAAATGGCGCTCAAAATTTCCTCCTATATCGCCCTCGCCATCAAATCGAGCAACCCGCAGGGGGCCGACTTCTTCGGCGAATCCACCGCCAGCGTCAACGCCCAGGACAACAGCGAAGTCACCGTCGAATCCCTCGGCAACGCAGGCGGCGCCATCCCGCGCCTCGGCATGGGCGAGGATCTAATCTCTTGGACAAGCAACCGCCCTACACAAAACTTCCGCGAGTTCTGCGACCTTCTCCTCCGCGAAGTCTGCCTCAACATCGGCGTCCCCTGGGAATTTGCCGCCCGCCCCGCCGACGCCGGCGGCGCCGCCCTCCGCGCCGTGCTCGTCCGAGCGCAAAGAACTTTTGAGCAACGCCAAGCCCTGCTCATCGACCGCCTGTGCTCCCGCGTCTATGCGCACGTCATCACGCTCGGTATGCAGCGCGGCCTAATCCCGCAGAACGAAAATTGGTGGCGAGTCGAATGGCAGCGCCCGGCTGCTGCGTCTGTGGACTACGGACGCGAAGCACAAGCCAACTTGAACGATGTCCGCGCGGGCCTTCGCACCTACTCGGAAGATTACAGCGAGCGCGGCCTCGAGTGGAAAGACCAACTCCGCCAGCGCGCCGTCGAGGCCAAGTATCTGGCCGACTTGTCCGCCGAGTTTGGCATCAGCGCCGACAGCATCGCCACTTTCAACCCCAACCCCGCACCGCCGACAAACAACGGCAGCGCATTGACACCGCAGCAAGCGCAATGAGTCGCCACTGGTATGCAATTCAACAGACCGCAGACGGCGAAGCCGAAGTGTCCATTTATGATGAGATCGGTTTTGGTGGCGTCACCGCAAAATCCTTTCTTGCCGAACTCAAAAAACTTTCCGGCCAGCGTGTTCACCTCCGCATCAATTCTGTCGGCGGATCAGTTGTCGAAGGAGCAGCAATCTACAACGCGCTACGTCGGCACAAAGGCGGCTTAGTCGTTCACATTGATGCACTTGCAGCCTCGATGGCCTCAGTCATCGCTATGGCTGGCGACGAGACACTAATCGCCGACAACGCGCTCGTCATGATCCACAACCCGTGGGGCATGACGATGGGCGACGCCGACGAACTCCGCAAAGAAGCCGACATCCTCGACAAGCTAAAAAACACCCTGGTCAACGCTTACGTCCGCAAGACCGGCATGGAAGCCGAGCAAGTCGCGCAAATGATGGATGACGAAACGTGGCTCGATGCCACCGAAGCCGTGGCCCTCGGTTTTGCCGACGCCATCGAAGACGGCATCGAAGCCGCCGCCTCCATCACACCCGAAGCCGCCCGTGCGCGCTTTGACACTTTCCAAAACTCTATGGCCCGCAAAACGACCAAAACCATCAAAGCCGAAGAAGCCGCTCCCGCCGAAGTTGTCGCGGAGCCCATTGTCGAAGCCCCCGTCGCTGACGAGGCGGTTGACACTTCCTCGGAAGATACAATGAACGCCGAACTTCAAGCGAAGGTTGACGCCCTCCAGGCCGACCTCGCCGCCAAAGTCGAAGCCGAAGCCGCGCAGGCGCAAGCCAGCGAGGACATCGCCAAGGAACTTGAAACCCTCAAAGCCGAAGTCGAGCGCCTGACCGCCGAGTCGGCCAGCAAGGACGAGGAGATCACCGCGCTGCTCGCGGCCTCCAAAAGTGCTGGTGAGCAAGCTGCGGCAATCGTCGCTTCTGTTGGTCTTGAGCCCGTGGCTGTCATGCAGGCCGAGCCCGAACTGACGCCCGCCCAAATCTTCAACAATCTTTCTGGCGCCGAAGCCGTCGAATACTACCGCAACCACAAGCGCGAGATCATGGCGACTCTCTACTAATTTTATGGCAACCATCAACTCAGCCCTAAACGACAAACTCATCGCGCAAGCCGCGCTTGAGTCCTTCACCGCTGACCTCGAGCCGCTCTCGATCTTCACGACCTCGTATTCCAACGAAGTCGTGCGTCGTGGCGCGTCCGTCGAGGTTCCGCTCATCGCCAACCTCACCGCGACCACCTTCGCTGACTCCTACGAGGCAGACAATGGCACGATGAACAAGGTCACGATCAACGTGGACACCCACCGCATCGTCACTGTTTCGCTCTCCGACATCGAGTATTCCAAATCCTCGGCTGCGGAGATCACGAAGTTCGCCACCCAGCAGGGCAAAGCCCTCGCGCAGTCGGTGCTGACTTCCTTCTACAACCTCTTCGTCACCACGGCTGGCAGCGCCGCGCAGTATAGCGCCACGCTCACCAACCTCTCGGCCTTCACGATCACCAACGCCCGCGCCCTCCGCAAAGCGTTGAGCGACGAGAAAGCCCCGTTGACCGACCGCGCCCTCATCCTCAACACCACCCTCTACGACAGCCTCCTGTCCCAGAGCGGTCTGTTGGATGCCAGCGCCTTCGGTTCCCGTGACGTGATCTCGGAAGGCCGCGTGCCCCGCATCTTGGGCATGAACGCCTACGAGTCGCTCATCTTGCCGACCAACAGCATCAGCCTGGCTGCCATGGCCGTTCACCCGAACGCCGCCGCCATCGCCGTCCGCGCCCTTGAACCGCAGGCGCCCAGCGAGTATCTCGCCGCGACCGTGGTCAACGATCCGCAGAGCGGTCTTACTTTGGGGTATCGCCGGCATTACAACCCAAGTTCGGGGAAGCATTACGTTTCCTTCGAGTGTGTCTTCGGATGCAGCCGCGCGATCACGGGTGCCGCGAAATTGGCTCTCGGAGCGTAGTTCGTCTCCATCTCATACGCAACACGGAGCCCCCGGCCAACGCCGGGGGTTTTCGTTTGTCCGGTTGACAGCGGCGCACCCGCCGAGATGGAGAAACAAAGCCCGCGCGAGCAGATCGCGCTTTGCGTCATTGTCGGCAACGAACCCAAACGGCTTGACCGTTGCTTGACTCAATTCGCCCTTGCCGTCAGCGAGATGGTGGTAGTCCACGCCACCGGGGCCGAAGCCAAGAGCATCAAGATTGCCGAAGTGTGCCAGAAGCACGGCGCCAAATATGATGTCTATGCCAACGCGCCCGGCAACGAATGGCCGCACGTCGATGACTTCGGCGCCGCCCGCCAGCGGTCCTTCGACCTCGCCAGCAAGCCTTGGGCGCTGTGGGTGGACGCCGACGATACGCCAGGCCCAAACTTCGCATCCGCCTTGCACGAACTCTTAGAAAAGCACGGCGAGAACTTCGACGCCTTCGCCCTCTATCACAACGTGGCCGGGCGCGGCATCGCCCACAACATCCGCGAGCGCCTCGTCCGCCGCGACAAGGGAAAGTGGGTCAATCGCATCCACGAGAATTTCCAACTCGACGCCGACGCGCGCATTGCCAAGTGCGACGAGCCAACGGTGGTGCATCTGCCCGACGATGAGCCCAAGCAGGGCAGCAACCGCAATCTGACCATCCTCGAAAGCATTCCTGAAGCCGAGCGCACCGTCTCCGAGATTTACCATCTGCATGGCGAATACATGGGCCACGGGCGCAAGACCGAAGCGATGGCCCTTGCCAAGCAAGCCTTGGCCCATCCCGACCTTAAAGCCACCGAAAGATACGAATTGTGCCTCAATATCTGCGAGCTCGCTCGGCCCGAAATCCTGCAAACCGACTCACCCGAATACAAAGCCATGATGACGGCTCTGCATTCGGCCTACAAAACGCAGCCCAACCGCCGCGAAGCCTTGGCCCTACTCGGCGCCATGCACCTCGACCTCGGCGACATGGTGAGCGCCGAAGCCTATATCCGCAGCATGATGGCCCTTCCGCGCCCGGTGGATAAGCCGTGGACGCACCGCGACGGCCTTTATGGATGGGCAGGGGAAGCCCTGTGGACGCAATGGCTCCGCATGGCCGGGCAGCAAGACAAAGCCGACGAGATCGAACGCGCCCGCATCAAAGGCCACAAATACAGCATCAGCGTTTGCCACCCGACACGCGCCCGCGCCCATCAAGCGGCCATGACCCGCAAACGCTGGCTCGATGCCGCCGCCAACCCGGAGCGCATCGAATACATCTTTGGCTTTTCTGCCGATGACGAGGAATCGGTCGGCCTGCTCTCGCGCTTCCGCCACGCGCTTTCACCCGCCGGCAACCTTGAGCGCCCCGGCGGCACCGCCGTCCAGAACTACAACGCCGCCACCAACGCCGCCACCGGGCAAATCATCATCACCGCCCAGGATGATGTCTTCCCGCCGCTCCACTGGGATCTTGCCATTGAGGAAGCCCTGCGCGCCAAGGTGGACGCACGCCAACCCGCCGTCCTGCAAATCAAAGACGGATACCGCAACGACGATCTCATGGTTACGTTTTGCGTCACGCGCCCCACGTTCAAGCGTCTCGGCTACGGCGCGCAGAACATCTTGGCCCCTGACTATCCTGGCATCTTCAGCGACACCGAGTTTTCCCTGCGCGCGGGCAAAAGCGGGCTCCTCGTGCCGTCCGAAATCGTCTTCAAGCACGAGCATCCCTTTTGGAATCCCGCCGTGCCGTCCGACGATACCTACGCGATGGAGAACTCGGACGAAGCCTACCAGATCGGCGAGCAAATCTTCCGCCGCCGCAACCCGGATCTTGCGCCCAAGCCCGCTGACACCACCCCCACCGCATGAGTCAGTTTGCCCAGGCTTACACCGCAGCCAGCACCGAAGCAGTCGGCACGATCCGCGACCAGATCGAATACCGCGAGCGCACCTATCTGGCCGTGGTGGGCGAGGAAACCTACGGCAACCAGCTTGGCGAAGGCGGCTTTGAAGCGGCGAGGGGACTGACCGCTACCGTGCTCAAGGCCGGCGCACCGACCTTCCGCCTCGGCGGCATCGTCAGATTCCAAGACCGACGCTACCGCATCACCGGCATCGACACCGACACCGCCACCATCGACCTGACCCTGCAAAGCCCTGACAGCAAATGAGCGCCCCCGCTTACAGCCTAGAAGAGTGCCTCGAGCGCGCCGTCGATACGGTTCTCAGCGCCGACGCCAACCTTGCCACCTGCCGCATCACCTCGGCCGACGAGTCCGACGAGGACAGCCTGCCCATGATTGCCATCCGGGCCGAGAAGCTCGATGAGGTTGTCCTTGGGATGCAAACGTGGAACACGCGCATTTCCATCACCTTGACCACAGCCGCCGACGAGACGTCTGACGAGGAGCGCAACGAACGCCGTCTGCCCGACCCCGCCGACGATGACGAAGGCGCGGCGGGCTTCAAAGAGCTTTGGCATGACCTCTGGGGCATCGTGGACGGCCCAAACTTTGTCGCCAACCTCAACGCCACCGACCTGGTGAAAGTCTGGGGCATCGAGTTTGACCCTGTATCCTATGAAAACGAAACCCGCAGCTTCCGCCGCACCCTCAACCTCCGAGCCTGGTGCAACGAAGCCTACCCGACCCCCGCACCTTGATCCCGTTGACGGCGTGATCCGCCTGCCAAATTGGCCCGATTGCCTAGCCGACAAAGCCATTGCCGCGTCCATCGAAGGCGCGGTTTACGAAGGCTACGAGCAGGACAAAGGCCAGCGCGTCGGCATCTACCGCATCCGCTAAGTTGACATCGCGCCATGTTCATCATGGCAGCGACAATCGTAGGACTCACGAACATCACTTTTGGCGGCTCGGCGGAAACCGTTGCCGTTTTCACCTCTTTCTCGCAGACCTCTGACAGCGACAAAACCATCGTCGTTGACGAAGACGGCGACCATGTGGCCGTTGCTTTTCACGGCAAAAAGTCTGTTGCCTCAATGAGTGGCTTCCTGAAAGCCGCCACGCCAACCATCGGCGCGTCAATCACTCTTGCCAACGCCACGTCGGGCCTTGGCGGCGTCACTGGCACGTTTTTCGTCGATTCCGTGGCCGTGTCCCGCGCCCCGAACGACTTCCAGCAAGTTACGATCGGCGCCAGCAACCACGGCTTCTAAGCCGCGCCGTTAGGCGCAACCAGAGATCCAGATTATGCAAGCAGCCTATTACGCTACAACCGACACCAAGGTCGCCTCGTGCCTCTGCACGGTCGGCGTCCAACTTCGTCAGCAAGACCCCATCAGCCGAGTGGTGCAGAAAGGCCGCGAGGTAGTCCACTACTGGTTCGACTGCGACGGCGCGGCGGGCGTGCCTACCGGCAAGATCGTGGAGGCCATCTTAGAGAGCCAAGAAGCCTGCGAAGCCCTGCGCGACCAACTGCCCGATCTCCCCGGCGCCCGCGCCGCGCTCTACAACCGCGAGATCCTCCTCGATGTGATTTTCAAAAAGACCCGCCGCCTTGTCATGGTCAACCTCCCGCAAGGCGGCGTCATGCTGGCCGACGAAAAACTGAGCGCCGAAACCAAGCGCCAGGTGGCGCAGTTGGTCATGTAGCTTTGGGTGGTTCGTTTCGTTAGTTGTTCCATGTGGCAGGGCGGGGCTTCGGCTTCGCCCTGTTTCTTTTGACAGAAAAGAAAAACTATGAGTTTCCGCACGATAGGATGGTTCGGCCCGCAGTGTCCTCAAAAAATTTTTTCTTATCAGATTATTGATCGAATGAAATTGAGCCAAAATTCCGTGGGCGACGATTTTCCTTTGGAGCTTGCCATGAAAATATTCTGGGAGGCTGCGACTTTTCAAATTGTTGGGTCGGTGACAACACAAAACGGGACAGGAAGCGATGCACTGACCGTGACCAATAACGTAGACCACACATTTGATTGGGGCGCGTGGACGTATAGCCCTCCGAACGGTTTCGACAGGCCAACAGCAACAAAAGCGCATGAGCTTTTGTGTCGTGATTACCACACTCTCTATGACGCGCAAACATTGAAGACAACAAATGGCGCAAATTGGAGCAGCCGTGTGCGGGGTTTCATAAATCGCGCGCCGTTCGCTCCACTTACTTATTCGACTGACACCATAAAAAACATTTATGCGCCGTTTCAGTTTTTTATAGACAATGCGGGCATTGTTTCTCGTCTTAACGGTATTTTTTTGTCAGCAGTTCGGGACGGAGCCGGACAAACAGAAGCCGAGGGGCCCAAAGCGACCATAGAGACTCCGTGGGGAGACTACAGTTGCCCAACTCGCATCGGGACTGCAGTGCAATCCGCTTCCATGACCATCACCGTCACCGCCGCCAATCCGGCCACGAGATACGGCTGATTTTGACACCTCCGCGCGGTCGATATGGATATCGACCCGGAAAAAAGACAAGGGTTGCTCGAAGCCGCCGCGCTTTCGGGCAACGAAACCGTCAATGGCCTTAATCTAAGGCCCGTCACCTCGGCCACCTGGAGCCTACTTGCCCGCCTCGGCAACAGCTTCGTCACCGGCCAAAAAGACGAGGACTACGCCTGGAGCGTTTATTCGTTCGTGTATCTGCACAGCAAACCGCTGGCCGAGATCCGCCGCAAAGTCGCCACCCTGGACGATCTGCGCGGCGACATTTACGAGTGGATGGACACCCGCCCGGTGGAAGACGTGTTCAAATTCGTGCCCTACATCACCCGCCAGATCGAGCAAGTCGCCGCCACCATCACGGCCATCGCGCCATCGGGAGACGCAAGCCCAAAAGCCTGACGGCTCGCCCGGCGTGGCAGATTTGCCTCGCGGCGCGGGTCGCCAAATACGGCATCGGGATCGAGCAGGCCATGTGGGAACTCCCACTGGCCGTGCTTAACCAGTTGCTTGTCTGGGATGATTTGCAACTCGGCATCAAGCCGCGCTGGCTCACCTCGGCCAATTCCGTCGAGCGCGACATCAACCAGCTTTTGGCCGATGCGCTGACAGCCGCCGGCTAAGTATGCCCGCCAAAGTCACGGCCGACCAGCGCGCCATGCAACGCTTTTCCCAAGCGGTGCAGCAACTCGGCAAAATGAGCGGCCGTCACTTCGAGGCCGTCATCCGTCACGAGTTGGGGTCTATACTCACCTCGGCCGTCCGCAATACCAAAAAAGCCACGGTGCAAACCATTCGGGAAAATGCCAGGAAACAGCACGGCGTTGTCCTGTATGATGAGCCATATCAGGGGCCGCAGTCGTATTCGGGGCAAAAATACAGCAAAAGCCAAGCGGCAAGGCTTACCCAAAGAGCTAATGAAAGGCGTGGCAAAAGCCAAAGCGGCGGACTGGTCTATTATTTGCCAGCCAGCCGCGAGCCCAAGAAATACCCGAATTGGCTTTGGAAAAAAATCCAAGAAAAACGTGCCAGGCAATTAAGTTATCGCCTCGGCGCGCGCGGGCTGGCTGCCAAAATGTGGCTGCACATTTCCGACCAGTTGCGCCTCAACGTGCAAGCCCCGGGCTATGTCCGCGCGGCCAAGCACCACAAGCGCGGCGATTTGAGCGGCATGGTGCAAACCACCCAAGGCGGCACCGGCGCGCAATACCAGGTGGGCTTCGTCAATGGCCTGACCAAGACCAACCCGCACGCCCGCGCCGGATTGGCCTTCCGCAAAGCACTCAACGCCCGCGCCAACTATTTCCAAAAGTCGGTGCAACTCGCCGCCAAAGGCGTCATCGCCAGTGTCTTCGACCGTTATCCCAACCTCGGTCGGTATTCTTGACACCCTCTTTTAGCCGTGGATTCCTCCATTCGGTTCAACGTCTCGGCTGATACAGCGCAATTCCAAAGCGGAATGCGCCAGATCGACGCGACTGCCAAATCCACCGCAGCCGGCATCAAACAAGCGTTCTCCGGCGTGGGAAGCCTGCTTGCCGGCGGCGCCGTCGTGGGGGCGATGACCGGACTTCTCAAAAGGATGGATGACATCTCCGACGGCGCGCGCCGCATCGGCATCAGTGCCGAGGAATTTCAGAAAATAGGCAACGCCGCCGAATTGGTCGGAACGAACGTCGAGACAGTCAACAAAGCCATGATCCGCGCCGGGGTGGCAGCCAACAAGGCCGCCCGTGAAGGCGGCGACATGGCCGAAGCCTTTGCCCGGGCCAGCCTCGATCCTGCAAAATTTGCCGCCGCAGGACTAGAAGAACGCATCAAAATGGTGGCCGAGGCGCAACGCGCGGCCAACGGCGATGCCAGGCAAATGTCCGAACTGTTCGAGGCCATCGGCGTCAAAGCGGCGGGCATTGATTTTTCAGCCCTGGCCGAAGAAATGGGCAACGTCAACGCGGCGTCCAGCGAAACTGTTGAGGCTTTGGCTCGCGCCAACGACGCATTGGATAAAGCCAAACAAACCGCCGCCGTCTTAGGCGCAACCTTGCTCAAGGCTCTGGTCATCGACCCGGCGGAACGACTTGGCAGCTTCTTGGGCGGCGCCGGCTTCAAAACGATCAAAGAACTCGAAGAGATTGAACTTCGCGCCAACGCCATCGCCCAACTAACACGCGAAGGCTTGCTCGGCGGCAACGATGCCGAAGCCGCCCGCCTCATCGCCGAGCGCATGGAGGAAATCCAAAACAAGCTCAAAGGCAACAAGAACATCACCGCAGGGATCAACGACGATCTGGGCACCGCCAACAACCTGGAGAAAGAAAAAACTTCCCAGCTTGAGCGCCAGCAGCGCCTCCTTGAGCAACAAGAAGCCAAGCGCAAAGAGTCCATCAAAGACGCCCAGTTCGAGGTCGAACTGATCGAGGCCAAACTCCGTGGCGACAAAGCCCGCGTCGCCGCCCTCGAGGAGCAGCGCGACTTTGAGCGCGCCCTGGAACAGACCGGCAGCTTCGAAGACGCCGCAAACCTGGCAGCCGCAAAAGCCGCCGAACGCGCGGCCCAAGGCGCCCAATCTTCTGCCCCATCAAGCGGAGGCGGTCGCATGGCCCCGCCCGCACCGAAAACAGCCCAAGACTACGCGACAGAAATGCGCGCCGCCGCCGCCGCCGGGCGTTTCAGCGACCGCGCCAGCAGCTTGCAGGAGCGCGGCTTTTACCAAGCCGCCGGGCAGGCGATGGAACGCGCCGACAGGGCCGCGCAAAACGTGCGCGATCGGGCCGACATTTCCAAATTCCTCAAAGAGCAATACGGCGCGGGGAACATGGGCGAAGCCTACCAAAAATACCGCCGCATGACCGGCATGGATCGCGACAGCCGCGAAGAATTTGAAAAACGCACCAGAGAAAAGGCGCTGACCGACACCGAGCGACGGGCCAAAGACGAAGAGCGGCGAAGCGGGGAGCAGCCCGCGAGTCGCGGCGGCGGGGCTGGCAATGACAAGGGCGGTCTAGCTACTGAGGGCACCCTCAAACAAATACTCAACAAAATCCAAGAGCGCCCGATCCTTGTCGCATGACCTCTGAAATCTTAAATCTGAAATTTTAAATCGCCCCTCATGCCTGCCACCGTCCAATACAAATCTGGGTATCCCTCCACAGCCCGCGCGTTTGAGACCTCGGCCAATATCGCTTCCGACGGCCTCGTCACTGGAACAGCTTCCTTCCTCGTGCCCAATTCCGGCTATGGGGCATTTGCCGTCAATTCCGCCTTTAACCAATCGCTGATCCCGTCGCTGCAAGGCGCCCAGCTTTCTGGCCTGTTTGTCGAATCTCGCACGACCGAAAAGCGCGGCGGCCTCTGGATCGTGCGGGTCAACGTGGTCGGCGCCGTCAATCCCCCGGTGGTCGAACGCAAGGTCGACGTTTCGCCGCGCAGCTTGAACAAATCGGAGGAAGTCATGACAATAATCGAAGACGAAGAAGAAGTTAGAACTGTTGCCTTTTCTTTTGACTACACCGCACAAACCACATCAGCCTCAACGGTGATGACAAATGGGCAAGCCTTCAACTTTGACGCCATTGCACCTAATGTGGTTAATGTTTGGAACAGAAGCGGCCGTGGCTTTATCGCAGAGAGCGGCGTGTTGGGGCAAAATCAGGGCGCCCCGATTGGGAGGCAAGGGATCATCGTCTACCCCAGAGTGCTTTTAAGTGAAACACGCGAAGAGCGGGCCGGCATCGTGCGAATCAACAAAACCGCCCAATTCATTTACGAATAGATGTTACGCAAATTCCGCGACCAACTTTCCGGCGACGGCAGCGACGACGCAACCAAGGCGCCGCCTTTTGTTATTCGCGCCAGCGACTTGGACAAAAATTTCGGCCTTTGCTACCCGCTGCCCGTCGAGGGAAACAACGCAGCCTACACCATCGAGCGGCCCTCGGAAGACGGCTTCCGCTTGGTCGGGAACAAAATCTTTGACGTGTGCGAAAACGGCCGGCCCGCAAAATACCGCTTTTTTGCCCAGCGCCTTCCTAGCTCATAAGTTTTGACACCAGCGGGAGGACGTGGAAGCCCGCAAGTTCTACCTCGACACCCAGCGGCGTGCGTTTGTCTCGTCGCCCGGCTCGACCCTTGACGCCTCAGCGCCTTTGTTTTTTGACGAGGACGTTGAGGCCGTGGAGTTGTTCTTCCTCCGCCCCACCGGCGACCTCAACACGCCCTACGAGTTCCTCGACTATTCATCTAACACCGTAAAATTCGCCGTCGGCACCACCACGCCGGCCGCTTTGCAGGCTTCGTGGACAGCCCTGTCCACCACCGTGACCATTGCCGTCACTTCCTTGGTCACCGGCGGAAGCGGCACGGACGAGCAGCAGCGGGTCACATTGAGCCAACCGCCAATCACGGGCGGCTTCGCCCTCCAGTTGCCTAGCCGCAACGTCACCGTCTCCTCCGTCTCGGCCAACGTCTTCACCGCCGCCGACCACGGACTTTATTCCGGCCAATCCGTCAGCCTCACCGCCTTCAGCTTCACCAATTCGGTTGTCGCCAACGGTTCCAGTTACTTCGTCATCCGCAACAGCAAGGACACCTTCTCTCTGGCTTTTACCGCCTTCAGCACCACCGGCCTTACGGCATCCGTCACTTCCGGAGGCGGCACCGTCTCGCTTCCTGCCGTCACCACCGGCCAACTGCGGCACAGCGCCACGCCCCTCGAGGTTCAAGCGGCCCTGGTCGCCGCCGGACTGAGCATCAACGGCGCCCCGCAAATCCTCGTCACCGGCTCGGCGGGCAGGGAATACGTCCTGACCTTCGCCAACGGCTCGGCCAACCGCGACTACGACAACGTGTCCATCGTCGGCTCCACCCTGCTCGCCGCCGCCGGGCTGCAAGCCAACGTCAATTTTGCGACCAACGAAATCGCCGCCCTGGTTGCCGCCGGCTCCACCACCGCCAAGCTAGAAATCGAAGTCAGCGGCAGCGGCAAGCGCCAAACCTACCAGACCTCCTGCACCCTCTCGGCCGATATCGTCAGCAGCGCCAGCCTTACGCCAATCCCCGTCGGGTCTTCCGGCTACAACATGATCGCCGGCAATGGCGACGTTTACACCATCACCATCGACAACAACGGCGTCCTGACCGCGACCAAGCAATAACCATGAAACACCTTTTCCTCACCCTCCTCCTCGCCACCCTCTGCGCGGCCACTGGCTACGGGCAGACGCTTAAAAGCGTGATGATCGACACCAACGGGGTGCAGGTAAATCAGTTTGGAAGCGGATCAGCCAGCAACACGGCGATTAAGCTCGGCGGAACAAACTGGGGATTTTGGCGGGCAACAGGGCCAGACCGTATTTTGTTGTCTATTGGCGGGGCTACCGGGGCAACTTTCACATCAAACTCAATTACTACAACAACTTTCAGCGGCAATCTAAGCGGCGGCGTTACGATTGGCGCTGGTCAGAGTATTAGCTTTGGCGGCGGTGCAAATGTTTCGGGCACCCGCACCAACCTCGGCCTCGGCCTGCCCGCCCTGACCAACACCAGCAACGTCACGGCAATGCGGGCGCTGTCTGGTTCGACCGACACGAACCACCCGTTCAGCGGATCGGTGTCGGTAGTCGGAACCAACAACACCAACACGCTCGTTTTCTCAAACGGCATTTTGCAAGCGGTTCAATGATCCACGAGCTTTCAGATTTCTTCACCCGCCCAACCGTGGCCGTGGCCTCCTCACTCGGTAGCGTCATCGTCTCGCTGCTTCCGCATTTAGAGACGGGGATGCGTCTCGGAACCCTTGGATGCGGCCTCGCCATCGCCGTGCTGGCGCTGGGTAAAGCCTGGAGGGACAGGAACAAATGAGCGCGTGCAATTCCTCACAGGCTGATCTTTGTTGGACACGCGGCGACAGCGGACGCCTCGATGTGTCAGTCAAAGACGCGGACGGCACGGCCTACAACTTAACAGGGGCCACGCTTTTTCTGACGGTGAAGTCCGCGCTGACCGATGCCGATTCCGCCGCCGTGATTCGCAAGGAAGTCACCTCGCACAGCAACGCGGCGGGCGGGATTTCCCACTTTGATCTTTTGACCACGGACAACGCCACGGCGGGGACGCGCTACTACGATGTGCAGCTAAAGGACTCGACCAACAAAATCTACACGCTTTTCGGCGGCTTGTGGAAAGTCCTGTCTGACGTAACGACCCGAACCGCACCGCTCTAATGCCATGGCTGACTACACTGTCGAAGTCATCATCCCGCGAGTCGGCCCAGCGACAGGCTCCGTCTCTTGGGAAAACGTGGCGCAAAAGCCTGTCCTTTCTGGCCCCGGCGCTCCTACCGAAACGGCCAGCAATGGCACGCTTTACATCCGCACGGATGGTACGCCTTCGACAACCCTCTATGTCCGCGCTGCCGGGGCATGGTCGCCTTTAGCTTCTTACCAATGAAACGCTTTGCCGCAGTCTTAATCGCCGCCGCCGCCTCAGCCCACGCGCAGTTTGCCGTCATGCACACGAATGGTGTGGTGACCAGCCCAACCAACCTAACCATTCAGCAAAGCAACGTGGCAGGTCTCTCGCAGGCGCTTAATAGTAAGCTCGCCACCAACGGATCGGCGGGCGGACTGACAAACTTTCCTGCCAATTTGTTAAGCCATAGCAACGGAGTCGTTATCTACACGAACACCAATGTTTTATCTTTTGCAAAAACAATAGAGATCAAAGGGCCAGACACCACCAACATTCCCACCTTGTCTTGGCAAACTTCTGACGGAGTGGGGGATGGAAGCATGTTGGCGTTTTCAAGGCGTCACGCGACCAATCTGTGGTTTGGCATCAACCAGACAAATTGGTCTCAAGGGGCGTGGGGTCAAAACATTCAACCCACTGCGGATGGCAACAACTTTACCAGAAAAAACACCAATTTCGGCTCTGTAAGTCTTGTTTTGGAAAACGAATACAACTTTGAGCAAAACACCAATAATCCGCCGCGCACCGTTGCCGAAATGTATTTTCGCGTGGACAGCGCCGATGGCGCTCAATTCCGCCCGCTGATGTTTGTCGGAAGCCAAACAAACCCAGTTCTTGGCTACGGAGGATCTTATTATCCATTTACCGTTCAAACTACAAATGTGGGATTTAACGCCACACATGCTTTCACCGTGGATTTTGCCAATCCCGCCGCAGGATCGACTATGCAAATACGCAACATGGCAACTAACAGCGGAACATATGCCCAGCTGGAGTTTATCAACTCAGCCAGCACAATGGCCTTTTTTGCCAAACAAAATAAATTTGAGATGTATGCAAACCATTCGCCTTCTTTTCATGTGCTTCAATCGGTCACAAACGGCGTGATCATTGGCGGATCTTTCGCTTCATCTGCCGCCGCTCGGGTTCAACTCGGCGGAGACACCCGCATTGATGGAGCAATTAGTTTCGGCAATACGACCAACGCGGCCACGACCCGCGCCAACCTCGGCCTCGGCAGTGGGATTACCACTAACGTCACGCTTGTAGATGCTTCGACAAACACCAATGCCATAACCATCAGCAACGGCATTATAACTGGCTGGACGCAATGACCTCCTCCCAATACTACAAAGTCACCGCCTACGTCGGCACGCCACACCGCAATGCGGTCGAGGTGACGATCCCGCTGGTTGGCCCCGCTGGCCCGACTGGCAGCGTTGGCCCCGTTGGCCCTCAAGGCCCGCAGGGAGTGCCTGGCACCGGGCTGGAAGTCCTGACCACGCAGGGCGATCTTCTCTACCAAGGCGCGTCTACCGGGCAGCGCCTCCCCATCGGAACAAGCGGCCAGATCCTGAAAGTCGCCGCCAGCGGCATCCCCGAATGGGGCGCAGCCCCGGCGTCGGGCGTGTCCTCGGTCAACGGAGCCACGGGGGCAGTGACCATAGGCGCATTTTCATACGGAAGCGGGGGCGGCGGTCTTGTCCCGCAAGCCACGGGCGGCGATGTGGGCAGATTCTTAAAAGGAGACGCAAGCTGGAGCCTGCCAACAACCAGCGATGTGCAGGGGCTTTCAGACGCGCTCGCCGCAAAGCAAAACACAGGCGACTATGTAACCCCGACTCGCGTCGAAACAGACTACTTTGATCGCGGCGGCGACAATGCCGCCACTCGGCCCGGCACTGGCGGTCAAAAACGCTATCAAGTAGTTCTTTCCAACGACACGAGGCTCATAGATCAGCGTAGTATCGCGTGGATCACTCCCGCGCCGTCATCGCCAACTGACAACACGACAAATCCCGCCCTCGGATCGGTGTCCTACGACGGCAATTATCTTTATGTGCTTGTGCAAGCCCCCGGCAGCCAAAGCCGCCGCTGGGGGCGTGTGCCCATGCCTCTCAACTGGACTTAATCTATGGCACTCAACGACATCAAAGTTCCCAAAGAAAACGCGCAGGGCACGTTTGACGAAATTGCCTTGGCCGCGTCCGACCTCAAACTCGGCACCACCGCCAACCTCCCGCTCAAAACAGGCACAGGCGGCGTCATCGAGGCGGGTTCATTTTCCAACACGGCAGGGAGCTTTTGCGAGGGTAACGATGCGCGGTTGAGTGACGCGAGGACGCCCACGGCGCACGCTGCAAGTCACGCTTATAACGCCTCTGATCCATTAGAAGCGGCCGGTCTTGCAGCTACGGGCGCGGATGATGGGTCAATTTTACAGGCGGATGGCACAGGATTGTCTATTTGGGTAGATGGCCCGACTTGGGCTTCGCAAAACGTAGCTACCTCTGACATCGGCGCCGCCGCCTCTGGCTCCATCACCACATCGGGCCTCACCCAAGCGACCGCAAGAATTTTGGGAAGGACGAGTGCCAGCACGGGCGCCGTCGAGGAGATCACAGTCGGATCGGGCTTGAGTCTGTCAGCGGGGGAGCTGTCTTCCACCGTCAGCGCGGGCATCCCTGCAACCCTCCTCGACGCCAAAGGCGACCTCATCGTGGCCTCGGCAGCGGACACCGTGGCGCGGCTCCCTGTGGGCGGCACGAATGGCCATGTGCTAACGGTTGATTCGGCGGAAACGCTTGGGGTGAAATGGGCAGCGGCGGCATCGGGCGGCATCTCCGCAGTCGGCGCATCCACCGCCGATGTCTTGAGCGTGTCGGGGTCTGATCTGGTTGCCGATGACCCGAACGCGGATCGCCTAATTTTCTACGATGACAGCGCCAGTAAACTCACCCACGCCACCGCAGGAAAAGGACTGTCATTCAATGGGACTACGCTAAATAGCGCCCCAGCGTTCCCCGTCGATCCCATATCGCGTGGCGCAACTTTCATATCTTTTATCGGCCACGCAGTGAGCGGCAACAGTGGTAACATGGTAAACACCTCTGGTGGGTTTGTTCTGTTTGCACCCGTGTATGTTAGAAAATCTGCCAACTATACAACGTTTTCTTGTGGGGTGGCGGTGGCGGGTTCTGCTGCTTCGCTTGGCAAAATGGCTCTATACACGATTAACGCGGCAGACGCGCTGCCGAACGCTCTCGTCTGTGAAAGCGGCACCTTTGCGGCGGACTCAACGGGCATAAAACAGCCGACGATGGCTTCTACGTTCGTTTCTGAGGGGTGGTATTACATGGCTATTGGAACAAACAGCACGACCAACATGAACCTTTATGGCGACACCATGGCGTTGCTGCGGGGCGTATTTGGAGGATCGCCCCTTAACGCGCAGTCCTTTCTGCTGGATTTCTCACAAAAGCTCTACGCCGATTTGTGGCCTAATCCGTGGAACGGAACTGGATCTACATTCCGCAACGCTTTTCACCCCATAACCTCTTTAACCTAATGAAACTTCAACGCTTTGCCCCAGACGGAACGCTGATTTTTGAGCAAGAGTATCCCGATTCGCCTGCACCCCAGATCACAGCCGAGGAGGCTGTCAGCCAATACTTCAGCGCCTACCAGATTGCCGCCCTGCAACGTCTTGAGATGGCCCTCCTTCAAGCAGGCAAGCCCCTCGGCCCGAAGATGACCGCCTGCAAGCAGTGGCTGGAATCCGTCATGCTTGGCTGGGCTATGAATCCAACGCCCGCGCCTGCGGCCAGCTTCGGCCAGCCTGCGGCGAGCTTTGAAGAGGCCAGCGCCGAGGCCGTCACCGACCTCGCCGGGTAGGCTTTGACACCCCGCTGGGGGCATGAGTTACGTCCTCGATCGGCTTACCGAAAACTCCACTTGGCGCGGCTTGGTCATGCTTGCCACCGCCCTCGGCGTGCAACTTGACCCTTCACAGGCTAACGCGATTATCGCGGTCGGCTTGGCGCTGGTTGGCCTCATCAACGTATTCCGCAAGCAGGCGAAATAATGCGTCTCGCATTGCTCGCTGTGGCGCTTCTGCTTTGCGGCTGCGCGGGGATGAAGCTCGGCGGCGGCTACCGCTTCGATACGAAAGAGTTTTTTCTGCAAATCGAGAAGCCGCTTGAGCCTTCGCTGAAGAAGTGAACATCCTTTCATGGTTCCAAAAACTCTGGCGCAAGCCATCAAACGCTGGCCGACCGCCGACCTCGCAGAACTCTTCCTCCTCGTTAAGCTCCAACTCGACAAGCGAGCCGCGCACCACTCCGAAGGCGGCGGCATCCAAGCCGAAGTCGCCAAGCGCAAGAAAGTATCCCGAAAAGATACTAAATAGCCCGAACGTCAGCAAAGGCAGGCGCATCAAGCCGCAGGCTATTGTCCTGCATCACACGAGCGGAACCTACGGGGGATCTGTCGCATGGTGCATGAACCCTGCCAGCCGCGTGTCTTACCATTGCATTGTGGCCCGCGATGGACGGCGCTCCACGCTGGCAGATCCCGATGAAAGAGCTTGGCACGCGGGGGTTTCGTCCTGGCGGGGCAAGCGTGACCTTAACTCGTGGAGCATCGGCGCTGCGTTTGAAGGAGACACCAACCAGCGGGCGCTGGAAGCGGCAGAAATGGCAAGCATGGCCGAATACCTCGTGCCGCTCATGCGGAAATACGGACTCACCTTGGCCGACGTGACCGACCACCGCACCGTCAGCCCCGGGCGCAAAGACGATTTGAACCCGACCGAGCTAACGCGCTTTCGGACGTATCTCGCGGCAGCTTTGGCGGGTTAAATTTGGCGGGGTGCCGTAGAGAGCACCGTATGGTGTATCGAGTCGCGGCCCGATGCGGGCTCAACGCCCGGCCCCGCCCCAAACGCATACAATCTGCGCGGTAGTTCAAGGTGCTTGCGCCTGCGGAACCTTTAATAGCGCGGCCAGCTATTCAAGCCATGCCCTGTTACCGCAAAAAAAGCACCCGCCCTGGTGCGCTGATCTTACGGGAAGCGTGGCGGGTATGTTGCTTGAAATGTGGATAATACCGGAACGTTTTGCAACCACAAAAATTTGCGCGGTTCAAGGCGTATCTGGCTGCGCGCATGGCCTAACTTTGGCGGGGTGCCGCCGTAGCGCGGCTCGATGCGGGTTCAATGCCCGGCCCCGCCCCAATGTCTTATTTAAGCGCATGACGATCTAAACGCGCAAAGTATTCTGGCACAGCTATTTCTTATTTAAGTGATTGCCGCCCCAATGTCGATGCCATCGACACATCCTCGAAACGTGTCGAAAAAGCAGTCATTCGTATGCACATGGCAGCCGATGTGGATAGAAAGGGCCACAGATAACAAAAAGTGATGCGTCTTTGTGACGATCGTTAGGCACTAACCCGGCTACGGCATAGCGATTGAAACAAGATCGGGTATGCAAGGAGGGGGGCGATTTGCCCCCGCCCTTAGCGCCATCCCAAAGCAATCGCCATGAACCCCGCGTTTGCGCAGGCATAAAACAGGAAGCACGTTCCGAGGGCTGGCTGTCCTTGGCTCCAGAATCCGTAAGCCGTCCAGAGATAGCAGACGGTGGTGATGACGAGGGGCCAGAAGGTCACGATGCCTTGTGCCTCCCGATGCTGATTTTGCCCTCATTGCATCTCGTCGCCGCCCACCGAACCACCGCACAGACCAGCCGCTCCAAGTCCCGAACGTGCGTCTCGTCAGTCGGCGGGATGCAGGCGTGCGTTAATTCGTGCGTGACGATGCCGAGAAGGTCGCCTTTCACCGCTTCGGGATTCAGCCACACGGTGCGCTTCTTGTAGTGGCACAGGCCGTCGAGCTTTTCCTTGTCGGGCGGACGCTCTACCCGCACGCGCCACCATTGGCCGTCGAGCTTGAAGCGCATTGTCGGGGCTGGTTTCTTGCGCTTGCGCGGGGCTGTGGCGGGCTTTTTCATTTTAGCTTGTAGTGCCGCAGTGCCAAAACCCTCTGGCCGCACTGAACGCGATACATGGCCGTCTCGCAGCGGCCATCGTCGGCGGCTCGGCGGATGAGCTTTGCCATGTGGCTTTCCGACTTGCCGAGGAGCGTGGCTATCTCGCTCATCCGCAGCCAACCGGAGGGAACCTCGTCGGTGGCGGCCTGCGTGGATAGGGCCGCACACCATTTGGCGAGATCAGCGTCGGGAGTCACATTCTTTGCTGACTTTTTGTGACTCATAGCGGCAAGCGGTAATGGGGGGAAAGGGTCTCCAACCGCACCACGGTCAAATCATCGGAATATTCAAACCAGCACAGGCCGTGGGCCCAACCGAGGGTCTGCCGGCGAGTCTGGGCATAGCCGACATCGAGGCGGATGCCGCAGCCGATGTTGTAGCCGACCACCGGGCGCTGAGTGCGGCCCTGTTCCTGGGCAACGCGATGGGTGTGGCCGAACACGCAGGACATGCCTAGAGCCTCGGCATGGTCGCGGGCCGCGCTGACGTTATACATCACGCCGTGCAGGAAAAGGGCGTTGCCGAGCTTCACGCAGGCCGAGGGCCGCAGGCCGTCGTAGGGGATCAGCTTGGCCTTCATCTCCTTGGCTGCGTCGGAGATCCGACCGAGGACGTTGCCGGCGGCGTAGCTGACCACCGCATTGCCGCTGTGGGCCAGGCTTACCAGCCGATGTTCGTGGTTTCCGAGCAGAATGTGGGTCGGTTCCAACTCGCGCAGAAAGGACAGCCCGGCGAGAAGGTCATCGGCCATGCTCTCGGCGCGGTCGGGATCGTCAGGCTTGGCCGAGGACCGCAGCGCAGCCATGTCGGTGAAGTCTCCGAGATGCAGCACCGTGTCGGGCTTCCACTTCTCCCGCATCTTGAGCATCGCGGCGAGGGCTTTTGGATCGGCTTCGTGGCCGTGTGTGCAAGAAACCGCCAGACCTCGGCGGAATTTTCGGGTAACGCTCGCCACGAAGCGGCGCTGTATGTCAAAGTCAGCATCGTCATTTTGAGATCTGCGAGATCATTAAAATGAGCAAACGCGGTTTTCTCTCTGACCAAAACACTCGATTCAAAAAACGGTGAGGCTGTGGCAAATGCTGGCAATTGCCTTGTAAGTCGTTGAAAAGACTTGCCGGGCGTTCATCTCGAAATCGAGCGGAGAGCAATCTCCCATGGGTTCAAATCCCATCCCTTCCGCCACCTTTTTCTCTGTAAAAGCCGCACAAGCTCAGACACTTACGCCGCTCCGGTGTCTTTGCTTGTCGCGGCTTTTCGTTTGCCAAAGTTGGCAGCAAAGTGTAGGTTTTTGGCAATCTTGGCAATGAGGAGCAACAATAACCCCGTAAGATTCCGAGTGCGCCGGGCGGAATGGAACAAGACAACACCTTGGTGCTGCGACTTCTTTGCCCACGGTAAGAGGGTGCGAAAGTTCTTCGCTGCGGAGGAATTAGCCTGGGCGGAGGGCGCAAGGCTGGTTGCCCAAGTGACCGAGAAAGGCACGGCCTCGCTCAATGCTCCGATCGGGGGACTGACTGTCGCTCGTGCCGTTCGGATGTGGGTCAATGAGCAGGAACCGCGCAGCGACTCGCATCGCCAGAAGATCGAGATCTTTGAGCGAGCCTTCCCCAAGGCGTTCAATGGCCCCGTGGGCTACATCGAGGCGGCAGCTTTGCGGCGATGGGTGAAGAGCAGATCGGCCAACGCGATTACACAGGCCATGTATTTCAGGTATGCAAAAATGTTTTTTGGCTACCTAACGGCAAACCGCCTCATCGAGCACAACCCGATGGAGGCCGTCCCCGCGCCACGCGGCAGATCAACCAAGAACATCCTGACGCCGCACCAGATGAAGGCGCTGTTGAAGTTGGAAATGCCCGACTATCTGATGGCACTGATGCTGCTTGGTGGATTTGCAGGAATCCGAACCGAAGAGGTGTGTCGGATGAGTTGGGAAAACATCAACGCCGCCACGGGCCAGATCCATGTGCCCCCCGACGCGATCAAACAAAGCCCTGGCGGATTCGACCAGCGCATCACCGATTTTACCGAGCCATTGAAGCGGCGGGCCAAGTTTTTCAAGGGCAGGCAAGGGCGGATCATTCCTGTGGCTTCGGAAACCTTGCACACGTTGCGAAGGAAGGTTGTCGCTCCGGTGCTCAAAACGTGGCCCGACAACTGCCTGCGGCACAGCTTCGCCACCTACCATTTGGCGCGCTGCAAGTCGGCGCCCGTAACGGCCTTCCAAATGGGGCACACCAGCTCGCACCTTGTTCAATCGGTCTATGCCGTGCCGGCGGCGCTGGCAGATTGGAAGGCGTGGTGGGCATTGTGACCCAGACAAATGTGTGCAAGTGTTGGCATTGCGATGCCTAACCAGCGCGACCCCTCGTTAAAGCGCACCACCATCACGGTGGACGAGGAGCTCTACCGCTGGGCAATTCAGGAAGCAAGGCGCCGGGGCATCAACGATTTCAGCACCTTCGTCCGCACGCTTATTGCCGCCGAAAGAAAAAACAAAAGTCATGAAAAAGACCGTTGAAATCTCACCGGAGGCCGTGGCTGAACTCGACGCCGCTCGCGGCAACATTTCGCGCAGTAAATATCTGGACACGCTATTAAAAAAGTCTCAAGGTGTCACACTTCCTCACACGCAGGGCGCCGACTGCCCCAAACGCCGGAAAAAACCGAAACGATAGGACAGCCGATGTCCTACCCCCTATGAAAGACTCCCCACATGGAAAATCTGGCTATTGCGTGCATATTCTACGTTGCTGAAAAGGAAGGAATTACGCCCGAGGAAGTGCTATGGGCACTTGTCCCCATACCAAACCGTCATATAGTGTCTGACACTTGCAGGCATGAAGAAGCAGCAGAAACCGCGAGACAGAGCAGCCAACCGGATACGGAAGACCATTCCGTTTCCCGATGCGTTGGCTGACGAGATCCAGGCTATTGCGGACGAGAAATACAAGGGCGACTTCACACGCGCCGTGCTCGAAGAGATGGCGCGGCGGTTCCCCACGGCGCGAGAGTTTTTGCGGACGAACACCACGTCCAAATTCTCGACCAAAAAATAATTTATTTTTTTCCTTGAGCCGTCTGACGGCTGGTGGTAGAAACACCACCCAGATGCAAGGAGTGACCCGCAAAACCATCTCGTTTCCCTCGCAGCTTGCGAAGGAGATTGCG